TTTTCATGCTCTCTGAACCAACCATTTTTTCAAACTTTGTCGGTTGGAGTTCAACGCCTAAAGCAAATGCCAACTTTGGGTCAATTTTTCCTGTGACAGAAATAGATTTATCTTTTTTATTATAATACTGTTGGAGTTGTTTTACAGCGTTTTCTGTGTTTTTATCAAAAACTCCATTAACCGGTCCTGAATAATTTAGTTGGCTAAATCCACCATATTCTTCAGGTATTTCTTTAATTGCCAATAAACCTTCTTGAGCGGCTTTTACTTTTTCTCCTCTATCACCAAGTTTGAGTTCAGAATCTTTCATAAATTCTGCAATTGCAACCCCACCAATAGTTCCTGCCAATAATCTTCCAACACTTACTTTAGCCGTTTGGCCAACCAACGATTTTATCCAAACCAAAGCTTTGTCAATTACATTATCGAAAAAAGAAAATATTTTATTAAAAAAAGACATAACATTTTTACCAAATAATTTTGTTAAAAAGTTTTTTGCTTGTCCCACAAACCCTTTTATTTTTGGAAATGCTGTGACTAATTTTTGAAGGAGGGACCTCACAGGCCCTTTTCCAAGTTGCTTAGTTCCTGACTTGACGGCCATTTTCAGTGCGAGTTTTGGACCTGCAGCTGCGGCAGATGTAAACAAAAGTGCAATTATATCCGTAATTAATAATACAAATGGCATTTTTGCTCTTTCAGGTTCTGCAGGATCGTAGTCACCTGTTCCTATTTCATAGACATCCAAAAGAACTATCAATGTCCATACAATTTTCATTACAACAACTCCTGGGGTCACCGAAATAATTAAATCAAAAATGATACCACCATATGACTGTAAATTTCTTCTTATCCATCTTAATAAAGGTAAAACTCCTTTTTTTAATATAGGAACTATTATTTTTTGTGCAACCGCCTTTAATCCTTTACCAATTGCAGTTATGGCCGAAGTGGCGACATTTTTTATTCCACTCCAAACTTGTCCAGTTTTTTTCTTCAACCAATCCCAAAATCCTTCTATTATAATTTCAACTCCATTCCAAGATTTAGAAATTTCTCTTTCTAAAATTAACTTGTTTGAGGACTCTTTAATTAAACCCAATTTTGGTCCAAATTCTTTGTCCCATTCTTTTAAAACCAACTTGCAATTATCAGGACTAATTACTTTAAAAAATTCATACAAAACTTTTTTTGGTTCTAATTTATATTCAGTTAAAGAAATTAAACCGTTACTATATTGATATTTAGCATTGTTTTTTACAACCTTCAGAATTTCAGGTATCATGTTCATATTAAATTTGACAAATTTTTTCTCTTCACAAACATAAAAACCTTTAGATGTGAATAAATATTTTCCGTCTAATGTTGGCCCTAATATTTTCATGTTAAAGTTTCTGCGTTTGGATTCAATAGGAGATCCCCTTCATTTCCTTGATCTTCTTCATCATCGTCTGAGGCCAATTTTGAATCAAATTTATAATTAGTATATTTTTCTATAGCCGCTTTTGTTTTTTCCCCACAAATCCCATCAACTCCATCTTCATTTGGTCCTGAGTTACCTAAGTCTGCTTGGAAGCAATCTTTCAATCTTTGTTGAACTTGCGTAATTTCATCTTTAGTTTGTTCATTCAGAATTGCCGTTTCTACAATAAAATTTTTGATTCTACTATATTGTTTCTCACTTAAGATTAATTTTTTCATAAATGTTTTTCTTAATAAATATATTGAAAACAAAAAAAGGTGAGAATAAATCCCACCTTTTAAGAGGTCGACATCGAAATGTCTTCTAACTCCACCACTTTGTTTTTATAGAACAAAGAAACTATATTTTACATCAAACTAAAGTTTCCAATTTGTTTCTTACTTGATCACCTAAACTTACAGGAGTCATACTTGTAAGAATAATAGATTCTTTCAATATTTTATGAGGAATATGAACCAAAAACATATCACCATCATAAAAAGAAAGGTCTTCTTTAAGATTCAAAGCACCATCAACCATTTTTAAAAAAATTTTAAATTGGGTGGGATCAACAAAAGATTCAGAAAGTATTGTTCCAAATTTTTCGTTAAGTATATTAATTTTATGGTTTATAGTGTTTTTTATCATATATCAATTGTTTATACAAATATAGTAAAACTTTTGACTTGAAAAAACTTACTTCAAAACTTTTTTTAAAATTTCTATAAGTTGTTTGTTTTGTTTTTGTGTAGGAATTTCATCTTTTTTGAAATATTTACATTTTGTGTGTTCGTGTCCGTGAGTTGCATTTTTTAAATCAGGTTCTTTTTTTTCTTCAGTGTTTTGAAGAAACACAAACATCATCCCTCTTTTTGTACCGTCGTCGTTGAAGTTGTCAATGATCCCAACAAGATCTAAATCGGTAGTAATCTCAACATTGGTTTCTTCATAAAATTCCCTTATTGCTGCTTGTCCTGGCGATTCACCATTTTCTATACCACCACCCGGTATTGACCAAATGTTAGGTAATGTTTCTTTTGGTCCTCTTTTACAAAGCAAAACCTCATCATTATGTTTAAGAATAACACCAGCACTTTTTCTAAACTTCTTCATAGATATTTATAAATATGAAAGTAAAAATAAATAATAATCTTTTCGATGTTAAAACTGTATTAACCTCAAAGGATTCCCAAAAAGGTATGATGGGAAAAAAGTTTGATGGTTTTGATGGTATGTTGTTTTTTATGAAAGACGAACCACATAACTTTTGGATGAAAAATTGTTTAGTCCATTTAGATATTATTTTTATTCAAAATCACAAAATTATTAAAATACATCACAACTGTAAACCGTGTTTTGAAAATGATTGTGATCACTTCGAGGGTCATGGCGATTTAGTTCTTGAGTTACCAGGTGGATCTTGTAAACAATACAAAATTAACGATGGTGATCAAGTAGAACTTATTTAAACCAATTCTATTTTAACTTGTTTTTTTTCATCTACAAAAGTTTGAACTCGGCCTCTTGCAACATCACAATAGTTTGGACTTAATTCAATTCCTAACCATCTACGATCTAATATCTCAGCGGCAACTACAGATGTACCACTACCACAGAACGGATCTAAGACTACATCATTCTTGTAGGACAATATCTTGATCGCTTTGGTTGGTATATCCATCGAGAAAGTTGCCTTGGTGAGTGATTTAGTATCTGCAAAGTAATTCCACTGACCAAACACAAGTTCCATAAATTCTTTCTTATCATTCTCGTCATAGACCATTTTGTTCCTTTTAGAACCATCTTCATTCTCAATTTCAGTTAATTCGCCAGTCCATTGTGGTTGACCTTTGATTTTTTTGATGTGTTGTTTTTTGTATGCCAATATAACACATTCTTTTGGGTTATAGATATAAGGTGAACTTGGACTCATCCAAGATCCCCAAGCCGTTGTCTTACTTCTGTGTGGTGATTGTTCTTCCAAATCAACAATTCCGAAGAATCCAAAACCAATTTCTTTCATGATCTGCCACATCTCTGAGACAAAAAAGATACGACCACCTTTTTTCTGTCTGTTAATTTCATAAGGAATGTTAAGGGCTATACGACCATCATCTTTTAGTAATCTATAAACTTCTGTCAACCAAGACTTTGCGAATTCAACATAATCTTCAAATTCCACATCATCTTCGTGAACATCATAGTCGATTCCAACACCATAAGGTGGACTAGTGACTACCAAATCAACACTACCCTCAGGTAATGTCTTCATCACCTCAATACAATCTCCGTTAATAATTTTTCCTGTTTCTATCATTTTTTAAATTCCTGCTGTTATGTGGTAATAATAACCTTTTGATGTCATATCCCCAAATGATTTATAAATTTCATATCTTTTATCATCATAGAACATATCTGTGACAATTTCAACCCTACAACCAACATCTTTAACTTCAAATCTGATTTTTTCTACATCAAATTCTTCTTCTAATGGTATGTCATATACTAATATATTACCTTTACAATGATCTTCTATAATAAGATAAGCATCCTGACTACAATACTTTTCTTCATAATCACATTTTTCACGATTAAGTTCTTCCGTTTCATAGACTAAATTTCCGTTTTCATCCTCTACTTTTAAATAGAAAGTTTCAGGATATGGACCTATTAGGGTGTCTAATTCAGAGTCAAAATAACTTTCAACACCCAAAACTTCACAAATCTGATCGTAATCCATTTCATCGAACTCAACTCTTTTGTCTTGGAAGGTGTTGTATTGTTCTGTGTTTAACTTAAATGGGTAGACTTCAGCCCCTCTGTGTCCTAATGTAAACTTGTAGTATTTCATGTTATATCTTAAAATAAAAAATTAATAAATTTATAAACTAAAATTCCCATCAAATACAACCAGAAGACAATAATTGAAAATGCTAAAATTCTGTAGTTTCTTTCTACATGATTTTTTGACCTTCCTTGAAAGTCATTTAGATTCCAATCTTTTCCCATTTTTAAATAAAATTTGAGATCATTTGTGCTAATTTATATCCTGTAAAAGCCCCTGCAGCTGCGGATCCGGGAAGAATAATAAACTTGCCTAACATTGTTTCATATTTCTTTCTATTCACAATATAAGAAATCAGAATGTAATAAACAACATAATTAATCAATACTAAAAAGTCCAGTTCTTTTGCCGCAAATACTACAATAGAGTTCCCGAGAAAACCCCACATAAAGTTGATGAGAGTTTCTCTTAATAATTCGTTTGGTGTTGTAAGAGCATCCCAAACATTAATCTCTTTATCAAACCCAGTTTTATTTTTCGAGTGTTTGGATATGGTGTTGGAGGTACCATAACGCTTTTCTGAGATCCTCGAGTTCTTTATCTTTTCCTTTCTTTCCTGCACGACTTATATATTTTACTGTATTTCCTAAACTAAACCCTAAATCCCAAGCATCAATTACTTTGATTGCTTCGTAAGGGTTATTTTCTCCTCCGTAATGTTGAGGATGATTTACTTGTTCTTTTTGTGGTGAAGGACATTGACAAAGTCCAGTACCACCACATACACATTGTTTATCCATTACTCTTCTCTATATTCTTTTAATAATTCTTCATTGGACATAGTTCCATACTTTTCACTAAGACCGTTTAAATTAACATCTTTATTGATCATAGTTTTTGTATCATAAAGTAGTTGAGCTACATATAATGAATTAACGATCTCACGAACAATTTTATATGGATCTGCATTTGATCCTGGTCTTCTATCTTCAACATATCCTTTCCATTCTTTTGCTGTGTCCTGTGGAACTCTAATTGATGCTCCACGATCAGATACACCCCAACTAAATTTATCAATTGCCTGTGTCTCATATTCACCAGTCAAACGAAGGTTATTGTTTGATCCGTAAGCTTTGATATGATCTTCGTGTCTTGATTCAAATGCGTTAAATAGTGACATGAAGTATTCTTCGTTACCATCAAATCTCATCATGTCTGTTGAGAAGTTTGTGTGAAGTCCTGATCCATTCCACTCTCCGTGTGTGATTGGTTTTGGGTGAAGTTCAATGTGATAACCGTACTTCTCAGCAATCTTAAATAGGAAATATCTAGTCATCCAAAGATCATCTCCGCCTTGTAATTTTCCTTTTGAAAAAACTTGGTATTCCCACTGACCTAAAGCAACCTCAGCATTTGTTCCTGTAATATCAATACCATAGTTTAAACACATATTCAAATGTTCCTCAACAAATGGACGACCAACAACATTATGACCTACACCACAGTAGTACTCACCTTGTCCTTTAAGGATGTTTCTCTTGTGACCCAAAATGTTTCCATTAACTTCTTCTCGAATAAAATATTCTTGTTCAAAACCAAACCAAAGATCTTCAAATCCTTCACCAATACTAGATCTTTTATTCGATTCATGGGGTGTTCCATTTGGGTTTAATACTTCACATAAAATATAGATTGTTGATTGCATGTCTTGAACATAATGTCTAACAGGTTTTAATAAACAATCGGAGTTTCCTGTTTGTGCTTGATTCGTTGATGATCCATCGAAATTCCAAATTGGAAAATTTCCATTAAGGAAAGCGTTCTTGACGGATTCGTATTCAACAATCTTGACTTTACTTCTTAGGTTGGGTTCAGGTTTATAACCATCTAACCACACATATTCCAAACGAATTTTCATTTTATTTTATTTATGACATTTATTATTTCTTCTTTTGTAAAACCTTCTTCATACATCCGATAAACTTTACAAGAAAACTCATCGGTACAAATAATTGCATCGGCTGACAAATATTTCATAAGATTTTCAAGGTTATTCAAAATATTTTCTTTTTTTAAAAGTCTTTTATTGAATCCCATGTTAATGAATTTTAGTTTTTTTTAGTTTGTGATAAAAAAAATAACCTAATTTGTTTACCTAAGTCTTGGTCATTTGGGTATTTTAATATCATTTCTTTTAAGAAATCTAACAATTCTATTTTTTCTTTATCACTCATTGTTTTTATTTAATTTTTCAAATTTTTTGGTTTGTGAAATGTGTCCAGCAATTCTTCTTTTGAACATCGGTAGTAATGTTTCGTCTATTGGAAAAACACCACTAGATGTCATATGAAAAATCGGAGCAGTCTTTTTATCAACAGGACTGAATGAAGAAAAATTATTTATAATTTTTGATATTGTCAAATCATTTAAAGCATCACTGTGAATTAATTTTACATTTGTCATTTGTTGAGGGTTTGATTTGGTCTCTTTTTTAATCACATATTCCCAAACATAATGAGTTTTTTCATGATCAATAAAATAAAAATAACCTTTTGGGTGAAGAATGTTTTTTTTGTTCCTTTTAACTTTC